GCCAACTATTGAGGTCTTACTACACTTGCCACTAATAAGTGCTCCACTTTATAATGTCAAAAGACATCTTTAAATAGATTTAAATTTATTTTGTTTTTATTATTTTATTTATTTATTTTATTTTGTTTTTGTTAGTTTTATTTATAATTAAAATTAACAGTGGGTTGACTTTTCGTGAGTGCTTTCATGCCTCCATAGTTTTATTAATCATATAGTTTTTAACTGAAGGGCTTGCCATTTTTATTCTTATTTTTAGATTTTGGTTTAATTAGAATTTCTGTCTCAATTTGATTATCATCTTCGCTCTTTTCATCTTCTTGTTGTTCTGGAATTATCTGATTATTCTGTGCCATTGGTAAAGTTACTCTTTTTATTGTTATTTTATTTATATTTTTCTTATTTTTCTTATTTATAATTTGTGTTACATAACTATCTTTGTTAGCTCTATAATGTGCAAAGCTGATTTCTTTATCACTTGTTACTGATGATTGTGTATCATATTGTTTAACTGATTTATATTCATTTCCCATAAAGGTTCCAAAGTTTTGATTGATGTTAGTGATTAATAATATAGTATCTTGATTAACATTAGCTATTTGGAATGAATATCTTTGATCATAGGTGATTGATGGATAATATATATCATAATAATCTTCTTTAACTTCTAAATATGCTTTGTAAAGTTGATCTTCCTTCTCTAAGAAAAATGATGATGTAGTGACTCCATTATATTCAATTATCATTTTCTCATTTGTTTTTGCAGTTGATGTTCTAGTAACTGAGGTAAATGCCCATACTGGTGTATTTTCACTAATTTCTATTGGTGTGCCATTGTACATAGGTATTGGATCTTCTTCTCCTTGTTCTATATCAATGTATGCACCAAATGGTACATCTGAGGATGGATCTATATTAATTAATGTAGTATTCAATTCTGTAGTTAAATTAGAATATGTGATTAGACCTGAGTTATTATAATTATTTATACTTCCTATGGGATTTTTGAGTTCAAAGCTCCAAGTTACATAAAAATATCCAGGGGTTATTCTTTGATTAGCAGTATTCTTGCAGCCTATTGCTAAAGCTATAAAAATAAAAGGATTTGATGTAGTTGAGAATTCACCTCCCATTCTATATAGATTAAATTGCAAATTTGATTTGGGTCTGATCTTAGTAGTGTAAGGTACATAACATTGAGTCATAAATCCTCCATTTGAAGTCCTAAGTGATTGTTGTAAGTTATCATTATCTATACCATCATCCCATATAGTTCCTCCTATTACATTTCCTTGTTGAGTTACTGCACACATGGGTATATATGTTATCTTAAATAGAATTGGTCTGTAGTTTTGGTAACCTGATGCTAAGGCTGCTATTCTGGTTCCTTTCCAATAAGCTGGGTTAGCTGGTATAACAGTTATAACATTGGTATCTTGTATTGGTGATGTTAAGTCATCAGGTATTGAATATATTAAATCTCTTCCAGTTACTCTTACAGAATTACCATTTTGTCGCAACATTGTAAATTTCTTAGTAAAATTTCTCGCTGATGCTGCTGCTATTTTTCTTCCTCTTATTATATTTGCTCTTTTCTTTCTATTATTGGGTAATCTTTTACCTTTGACACGTGGTTTCCTCTTCTTAGTTTGTTGGGTTTTAGGTTGGTTATCTAATAATTTCTTAACAGTGCTCATAGTTCTAAAAATTTATTTGGCCCACAAGGCTTTTTAGTTCTTCAGAATCAAATTCAGCATTTATCTGTTGGTTTATAAATTCATATTCCTGTTTTGTGTTTATCTCAGTTCGTATTTGATATCTAAGTTGCATATTATCCCAATAGTATGGTAGTATTAGATCTTCAAAATCCTCCCTATTCTTTATACCAATTAATTCTTCTAATTGTCTATTGTAGTACTCGTCAAAACCAAAATCATAGTGTTGTTCCCTTTGTTTCTTCCTTGCCATTCTTGTAAATATATTCCTAATTGATTTCTGCATTTGTGGTAGATCTTTGTATTTGTTAAATAAATATGCTGCTTCTAGTTTATGTGCAGCTGCCATTGTATCAAAAACAGTTATATTTTTGTATGATGCTTCATAAGCTGTGGCCTGATCTATATGATATTGTATTAGTTGTTTAATTGAATATCTTTTAGGTTTGATTGCATAACGACTGATTCCAAATAATTTTGCTGGGTTTCGTGTTAATGTAATCCTATCTAAATTTTCATCTACATACCATGATCTTAATGAACAGAATTTAAAGGTTGATAAATCTCCAATATCTAAAAATTTGCATATTTGTCCTATACCATATTTTCTGTTATCATAAATTTTAAAGGTTGACTCTGGTTTAGATAAAAAGTATGTATTATAAATTGATCGAATGAAAGTATCTGATACATATTCCTTATACAATACAGAAAAATCATCTCCTTTCGAAAATACAACAAAATCTTCCCCATATTTTAATCCTTCTTTTTCATTAACAAATATGTTATACATTGCCATTCTAATTGTATTTGCTAATGTTGTATCAGAATCGCCTGAGAATACAGTTCCTAGTACTTTATATGTCATCATTGTTTGAGGTTTTCCATTTATATGATATTTAACATCCATAGTTTTATAATATAAATTACTTACATGTTGGAAATCTTCAAGTGGTACATGATACACTTTGTTTTGTATACGGTTATAAATATATCTATCTAATGCTTTTAATGAAATATCTTGTGAATTATCAAATGCGCTTCCGTCTCCTTCTACAACTTTAGTAAAACCTTGCATTGCATAATTATTAATTTTATCTGCCATTTCTGTTAAATTCATTCCTCCACAATAACCTCTTAAGTGTTTTGCACATATCTCTTCTAATTGCCAGCATATTGGTCCCATATTATATTTAATTTTATCAGGTATTGCACACACCATTCTTGGTTTACCATCTGGATCTTGTAATTCACTTTTTACTATAGCTTCATAATGTTCAGTTAATATGCGTTGTTTCTCTTCTTCTGTATATAATAAGTTAAATTCAGACGGGTTTTGATAATACATACGTATAGGGGCTATTTTTAGTTGTTTTGGTGCAGACAAGTGTGAATACCATTGTGCTTCATTATAAGAAAATTGATCTAAGTATGCTCCTATGTCATTTTCTATACGGTCTATGGCATATTTTAAAAATTCTTTAGCACATTTTTCAGTGGGATTAGGTGCTGTTTTCATTTGACGCTTAGCTGCTGCAAATAAGGTTTGTCTATTCTTTCCAAACATCATTACTGTCTTTTCAGTTTCTGGTTCTATGTCGCCGAGTATTTGCATGAATCCTTCTTTTGTAACCGATTGATCATTAATATCTCTAACTTTTATGTCATTTATAGTATGCATATTATTTCTTAAAATTTTAGGGAGTTGTAGTTGTTCTAAAAATTTATAGTGTTCAGGATGAGTTATTTCTGATAATGTTTTTATTTCAGGGTCATTAATATGAATAAATAATTTAGGGAATCCAATAAGAGGCTTGTATTCTTTTGCATTATTATCATAAGTTATAAATTTGGCTCTTTCCATTGCATTAAATAAATATTTGTCTTCTTCTGAAACTGCATATAGTGGTATACTTTTAAGAAAAGGATGACATCCTGCTCGTAAGTCACGGTATTTAGTATAGAGGCTGCTATTATTGGGTTCTGCATGTTTTTCTATATTATCTGATAAATATGTAAATTCAAATTTACGGTTATCCATATAATCTTGAAGTTCTTGGCTTAGTTGTGTGTAATCTTTATATTGAGTTTTTGATTCGGTCATGGAACTCTTAACCATGTGATTATTATTATTTAATGTTTGTCTTGTGGGCCTAATGAAAAATCCTGTCCTTGTGCATTGATTTCATTAATTGTATCAGATTTTATAAATAAGTTCTTTATTACTTTAAATATTCTTTCAAATGTGGTTAGATGTTCAGCATTGTATCTTTCTATTTTGAATTTTCCATCTTTTAAGTTAATTAAGTTTCGTGCTAAATTGGTATTCATTAATTCTGTTAAGTTCTTTTCAACTTCAGTTGTTTGTAACATTACTTCTGCTAATAAGGGTATAACTTCAGTGGGTATACTCATTTCAGGTGCTTCTTTATTTATGAATGTTATTAATGCTTTTATGTTTTTAGAATTAAATTCGCTCATCATAGTCATCTTGTTAACTAATTTATTAATAAGTTTTGGTGAAACAGTTTTCTTTACATTACATATATATTGTTCTACTCCATTTAATTTCATTCTAAGCACATTGATAGTATGATTTTTATCATTGTATTCACGGGTGGTTAAGTAATATTTACCATCTTGTAAGAAAACTTGGGGTGGTGCTTTCATTTCATAAGTTGGATTAATTTTCTTTTTCTTTACTAACCATTCTTGGGTATATTGAAAACATGATGTGTTGGCTATAGTAATTTTGTAAAAAGGTTGATGAATACGTATGTTTGGATTGGTGTAGGCTAAATCGTTTACATCATTAATAATTGAATATACAGGTGAGTTGTTATCTATTCTATTTTGCATATACTTTATAATTGATCCAGATTCTATATTAATTAAATTAGTTGTTAACAAATCTTCTGCTCTATAATTAGTTATCTTTATAATTTTAAATCTCATATAATAAGTTGCACCACAATCAATTCTTTCAACTGGTACTATTTTTAAAATGTAATTATGTAAGTCCATTCCTCCATAAGTGATTATTCTTGATGTCATGTCAGCTTTAAGATATTTTATATATTCTAAGTCATGAATATATGGAAAAGCATTCCCTTTCATCTTCATTATCATCTTGCAATCATTTAGTTCATAAAATTTTCTCTTATCATCTATGGCTTTAGGGGTAATTATAACAGTTCCTTCTATTTTTGTATCATATTGTATAAAGTGTTCTGAGGTGTCTAAATATTTAGGTACATGAGCAGTTCCTACCATTATTGTTCCATCATTCAGTGGTTGTGCTGCTTTATATAATTCTTCAGGTTTTATATAATAAATAACATCTGTAAGATTGATTAATGTTTCTGGATCTACAGGTTGATCATTTTCATCTCTTTCCATATAATCTCCCAAATTTCCTTCCCAAGTAGTAACTTCATATCTCTCATCATCTCTCCTTCTATTTCTTATTTCAGCCTCTAATGTTACATGTGATTTAAATTCAGGTCTTATGTCATATCCATAATTATCTTTTTCTTTATTTTTAACTTCATAGTCAAATTTATTGAGTTCATGTTCTAATTCCAATAATTCAGTCATTTTCATCATTAAATTAACTTTCTTCTCAAATCCATTAATGAGGTTCTGTAATTTTCTACGCCTATCAATATCTTCAGCTCCATTATCTGGTATTAATATCTCTGGATTCAATCCTGCTTTAAGTAAACGTCCATTCATTATATCTATAATAGGTCTAGAAGTCTTGTATTGAAGTACACATGTTCTATCTTCCACAATATTTATTTCTTCAGTAATATTTCTATTTTCAGCTACAGATCTTACATAGTGACTTATATGGTGCTCATTGGTCTCTACAGGTAGTTCTACTTGCTTAAATTTAGAATCTTTCTTTTTCATCATTGAATTGTATTCATTAATTGGTATAAATTTAACTTTCATTATTGAGTTTAGTATATCGCAATTTTGTTGACTTTCAGGACGTGGGTATTTGTAATAATTGAAGTACTCTTGAGTAATATGATTAATAAAACTATTGCGGTCCAATTCTTTATAGTCGCTGACCGTATGCGACTGTACCATTTTACGTGATCGTAAAATGTCGCGTTTTTCAACACTCTTATTTTT